TATTTACACACACTCAGACCAATGCTCTCCTGTTTCCTCACCCCAAAATTGTCGAGGAGCTAAGAGCTGCCCACTTCCATTATAATCTGCTCCACATTTACCACAAGTATTCGTAAACTTTCCTAAACTCATCCAAACATCACAACACTTAATCTGTGCTGACTCCCTGTAAAAGAATTCATTCTCATAATAACCTAACTCATAATCTCCACTCTCTAACACACGTAGATAATTCTGATAACCCATATCACTATCTTCACTCCACTCTCCCCACCCCATATCTTCAAACATCTCCTTTCGCGCTGCAATATAAGATTCATTAAAAACTTCAACACACCCAGAATAATCTCCTCCATTCACCTCAAAATTACAGATACCTTCAAATGAATGCGACATATAAGTCGTTCGCTTATAACTAGTTCCAATATACGCCTTCTTAAAGTTTTCGTTGCTCATTATATTTTCCTTTTGTTTGTTTGTTTCTTAGTGTTAAGCTGAGGATTATACACATTAATATATTCTATCTCTCTTTCATGCGTCTGTTTCTTACCACGCACAACCTCTATCACTTCATATCTAAAACTCTCATAACCATATCTTCTCATCTCCTCATATAACAACCACTTCTTACAAGATGTCTTACAACGAGATATATGCTGCTTAAAACGTAACTTCACACTACCAATAACTTTCTGCCCTCTTTGCACAGTAATACCAATATACTCATTACCTGTCTCATCATTCGTGAGCCTGTAGATTATATGATTCCTATCAGATCGTTTCTTTCGTTTTATCATATATCCTCCTTATATAATATTATAATACAATCAAAATCTAACTTACACGTTACTCACACCTCAAACACATCTTCAAATATCTACCTCTTCTAACTTCTTCTCAAGCCTCCTAATCTCATACCCTACCTCATTAGACTCCCTCACCTTCCCCCTCCTCTCAAACTCTTCTCTCTTCTTCAAAAGCTCCCTAATCTCCTTCCTCACCCTCACACTCGGCCTCGAACCAAACGCCACCAACCACATCACTCCATACACTAACAACACACTACTCAAACCAAATACAACAGCATACAATACCTTAATAATCATCTATCATCCCCCCCTTCTCAAATATTATATAAACATTAACTCCACAATAAACAACAAGTGGCCGAAAAGATCTTCTGTTAACACTTCTCATCTCGACCCATAGTAAACACCCAAAAACACAAAAAACCAAAACAGCGTCAACGTCGTGATTCTATTATGACTCACCATGCCTACCCTACACGACTAAGCTAGGGAAGCGTACTGATTTTGATAATCATTATCAATAACGTTTTTTTCAATTCTGTCCCGGGGAAAGTAGTCAAGAAGCTGTACAGTGTGAGACAGAGTGGCCTGATTAGAAAGCGCTAACGTTGTTATGCATAACCCAATCACACACGATCTCTTCTGACATATTGTATCCTTCTTCGTTAAAGAAGTTTTGGGCAATATTTAAACCCTCTTCAAAGGTGATGGGAGCTCTTGCTTGTTCGCTGCCGTTATAGACTGTGAGTGTACCCATTAAAGAGTTGTTTTTAATGATGAGGTCGAAACCCGGGACGTCGTGTCGATCGTAGTTATCGTAGCAGAAGTAGCGAGTATTGATAGTTTTATTGCTATCAATCTTTTCAGACCCTACGTACATTGTATCTGTAGGTTGTTTAGTGTCTATGCGGTTTTTAGAAACAGCTTTGATGAGTTTATTCCATTGTTTTATTGATATGAGATTATTTGTATTTTGCATTGTAAATCCTTTGGATGGTTGGTATAATATATTATAATATGAGAGAGAACAAAATTACACATCGAAAAGTCGCGACTAGATCTACGCAAAACTAGATCAAAGCGTTTGCAGATGTGACGATGACGTGACGAGTGGTTGTAACGTTGAATCACGTTTTTAAGTATTTATAGAGAAGAAGAGAGGTAGAAGTCTTCGAGGTCTTTGTTGATATCTTCGAAGTGTTCGCGGACGTGTACAGATTTGCCGCTGTGGAAGTGAATCCAGGTGGTGCCGTTGACGTTGACGTCATCATCATCCGCGTGTTTGTTTTTGTTTTCTATGATATGAGAGACAGCTGACATTGAGATGGTTAGAGAAGAGTCGCTATTTACGGTGATGTATGTTTGTAGGCTGTTCATATTATTTATTCCGTTTCTGTTTGCTATTTTTTTAGACTTCTGTCCCGGGGAAAGTTAGTTCAAAGTGTTGTTAGAGGTGACGAAGACGAAGGGAGGGTGTTATAGTGGTGAGGTAGTATTTGTGAGAGAGTTAGTTTGTAAAGACTTCTGGGTGAGACATTAATATGCCGGAGCATATTGTGACGTATTTGTCAGCGGAGAACATTCGTTTATGAGGAGGCATAGAGTGTGCGCTGTATAGCCATCCTTTAGTGGGTTTGCAGTATGTGCTGACGTATCTTTGTAGAGCGTTTGTATTGCTAGTAGTTTTATTTAGAGAGAACAGTATTCCCCCTGAGATACAGACTAAGAGAATTAGTAGAGTTTCTATGATAGTTGTTTTCATTTATAGCAGCTTTCGAGTTTAACTGTGGGTTGTGTATTAGTGAAGAGAGTTATGATTCTGAGTCGTCATCTCGTTTCTTTTTAAGTTCGTCTAGCTTGTCGTTAGAGAATTCGAATATGTAGCCGATGAAGAAGCCGAGAAAGAATGTGACGAAGTGAATCATTGTTTGTCCTTGAGTAGTTTATTGCGTTGGTTGATGAGATCTTCTAGTTTACCTGTCAGGCCACGAAGTCTCTCGTTGTGTATAGCTTTGTTGAGTTGTTCTAACGTCATTAGTTTAGTTCCTTAAGGTAAACGTTGATAGAGACTGGACCATTGTAGTGTTCATAGTCTACAACATGAGTAACGCCGTGCTTTTTAAGAATGTTGCCAAAGGTTGTTCTGTTTTCCCAGAACTCTCCATCGATGTGTTCGACTGCTGTAGGGAGATGAGATGGTTTGATTTCTTTTTTAGCTTCAGTCATATTTTTTGGGCCGCATTCGGAGTCACTGATGAGTATTTCAGTTCCGTCTGGTTTGTGGATGAAGCCGATGCCAGAAGGCCAGCTGCGGTAGTCAGGGTTATACCAAGTAGTTGTTTTAAGATCTGTTTCTTTCATGTTTGTTTCCTTTTGGAATGAATGATTGTTTGTATTGGATTATGATATATTATAAAACAGGATTAATCGCAGAATCTTCTTAGATCTGTGGCAAGAATATCGAATTCTTTACCTTTGTGATTTACAGTAACATAGCTTTGAGCCCATTTAGTTTGTGCTGGACCTTTGTCAAGAACTTTGAGTTGAGTGCCAACTGTAAGTATTTCGTCTGGGTTAGTAGCCTTTGGATATCTGCAGTCTGGATGATCGCTGTGATTTGTCAGGATGTTTGAGTAACACTGCGCGATCTTTTTAATTGTTAGAGTATCGCCGACTTTAGTTGTTCTTATTGAAGCCATGAGGATTCCTTTGATTGTGTGTTGGTGGATTATGGTATATTATAATATTGTTATTTGAAAGTTACACTTGGAGTGTTTTATTTGTAGTAGTATTTATCTATTAAAAGCTGCGACTAGATCTACGCAAAGCTAGATCAAAATGTTTGCAGAGGTGACGAGGACGATACGTTATGGTTAACGGGCTGAGTTAGATTTAGATAGAGTATTGTTTAATCTGTCGAAGCTTGACTGTAGGTTATTTAGTAGAGACATAGAGTGGATATGTTTCTTAGCTTCTGTTATAGCGATGCTGATACCTGATAGTCTGATTATATTTTGGTAAACTTTTCTAGTGCCTTCAGTTAGTGTGACGTTGTGGTGAGCGAAGAGATTTTCTATAACTGATATGTTATTATCCAAGGTATATCCTTTTTGTTTGTGTGTGATTATGTTATATTATAATCATGTTATTTATTATTTACACATTTAGTGTTAATGTTACAACTGGTGACAGTGTAGGTTTATAGAGACCAGTTATAGATGAGCCATCCGTGTTCGTCGCTAAGTGCGTCTGTTATTTGGTCGTCAGAAGCAGAAGCTGG